TCTAGCTGTAGTGTAGCCATCTCAATACCTCCGGTTCGATTTGATTTGTGCCTATCGGCTTGTACTGGTCGCCTTGTCTAACCAATCCCCGAAACCCTTATTTTTGCCGTTAGTCATGTTTGATACCTCCATTTCAATTTGATGATGCCATTATCCACACATACAAACATACTGTCAAATTGGAGTTGTGCCTAGCGATGGTTTAAAATCTGAGCAAAATTTGGCCAATTTAGCTACGAATTTTGATATTTTTCTGCTATTTTTAAAACTTGTTAAAAATTGACTATTTTACTCGTGAAAAGAATCCCCAAAAACCCAAGAAAAAACCCCAAAAATGAACAAAAAAGACCGAAAAATCAAGGGATATTTAGAAAATTTGAACAGCTTAGTATAGTTACAAGGTTACTATATACGTAGTATATAGATAACCATGTAACTAAATTTTCTGTCCTGATTGGGTTCCTTTTTTTGTCCTTTTGGCCTATTAGTTACTATAGTAAACTATAGTAACTATATTAACTATGTTGTAATTAGTTAATATGTGCCTGAAATTATGGTGTTTATAGCTAAATCAGGACTAGTTTAGGACTAGTTACAGGACAAGTTAGGAATTACGAGGACAAATGGAGTTACAACCCCCTAGGGGGTTGTAGTTGACTACGATGTTCAGGCGTGATAACGTCAAGCCATGACTAAACGATTAACAGCCAAACAAGAGGCATTTGCAAGACTGGTAGCCTTAGAGAATTTGAGCCTGACTGACGCCTACGGTCGAATCTATAATACTACGAGGTCAGCGCCGGCGACTATTAACAAGGAAGCTTACAATCTAGGCAGTAAGAACCCCAAGATAGCCGCCAGAATTCAAGAACTACGAGAAAAAGTATTTGAACAGCCACTGATTGCGACTAAATCCGAGAGAATGGAGTTACTCACAAAAGTCATGAGAGATGACGCCCAGCGTAGTCGTGACAAACTCCACGCCATTGAAATTCTAGGCAAGATCGAGGGGGATTTCGTGACTGCGTCAGTCACGGAGACCAATATCAATTTGAGTCTAAAGCAATACTCAAGTGATGATTTACTAGCTATGTTGCAGGCAGCCAAGAGACAGGGAGAAATAGTAGAGGGAGAGAGAGTAGATTAGTTACTAGGTCTTACTACGTAAGACCAGTAACTATATTTTTTCTAGAAACTCTTTGCATCGGCCAATTTGACGAGTAAATCAGGAAAATTTGGAGAGAAATTTTACTTACGGTCTTACGAAGTAAGACCTGTAAGTAAGCGACCGACTTGCCTTCCGTCGCCTGCGTCACACGTATAATAACTAAGCGAAAAAATGCGGCCCATCTCTCCGGAACTCAAGGAGTAATACTATGACAGAGACAGTAACGATAGCGGATATAGAGCGGGAGTTAGTTTCTCGTGACTTGTGGCAGTTCCTTCAGTTTGTGAGGATACCCGACCCGCCTCCTAGTGGTAGGGGTTCTGCTCAGTTTGAATATTGGACACACATAGAGGAGTTGCACGGGGCGATTGAGGAAGTTAGTGCTGGTGGTATGTTGCCTATGATAAAGGCTAGGAAGTTAGGTATTACTTCTTATTATGAGGCTAGGTTTTTGTGGCAGGCTATGTATCATGAGGGGGCGTTTCTTGCTGTGATTAGTCAGGGAGAGCGAGAGGCGATGAAGGTAATTAGTGATTGTCGTTTTATATATGAGCATTTACCTGAGCATTTGCAGGTTCCGATAGTTACGGATAATGCTAGTACAATGACGTTTAAGGGTGGTGGGAATATCAGTGCGTTTCCTGCTACTAGTAAGGCTGGTCGTAGTTATACTGGTACAGAGATATTGATGGATGAGTGTGATTTCCATTCTGAGTTTGAGGCGTCGTATAATGCGTTGTTGCCCTTGATTCAGGATTCTGGTGGGAAGATGTTTCTGGTATCTACTGCTAACCCAGATGTTGTAGATAGTCCTTTCAGGCAGTTGTACCAGCAATCCGACAATCGGGTTTTCTTTGGATATTTTGAAAGACCCAATCGCACTGAACACACGTATCAGAGTGCGTTGGATTTGAGTACGGACATAGCGAGGTTTGAGAAGGAGAATCCCAAGAGTGAAGCCGAGGCGTTAGCGCCACCTAGGACTAGGGCCTTCTTTGATGTGGATGTATTGCAGGAGATGTATGAGGATACGGAAGACCCGCGTGAGAGATTGCGGGGTTTGATATCCATATGGCAGTATCCTAATACTGTTGGAAGGTACATTATTGGTGCTGATACGGCTTGGGGTAGGACTGGCAGTTATAATGTTGCGACTGTAATTGACTACCAGACTGGTGTACAGATGGCTGAGTTACATGGTAGATTACACCCTGATGAGATGGCACGTGAGCTTATGGATTTACATGAAATGTATAACCATGCTTATCTCGGACTCGAAAGGGCGGGTGAAGGACAGGAACGTGATGGCGATGCAGTTGTGGTTGTTGATAAGGTGGTTGACCTATTGAGTGATTGTTCTTGCAGGGGCAG